CGATAGTGTTGGTGACTGCAGTCACTTCCTAGGGGAGGGAAGCGGGGACTGTTCCGAAATAAATTGTTCGGGTTTGTCCCTGGGACTCAGTGTTAGCTGTTGGAGTCCTTGCTCGACGACGTCGGCGTGTCTTCTTTTTGGGCTCGGCGATGGATTCAGCGTCGCTCTCGGGCTTCGGTTGTGTGGAGGCCGGCACTTGTTCTTCTTGTGCAGGTAGTACATCCTCGTCAACCACGACTGGAGCCCGTCCTGGTTGTGCGGCTCGGGGCTCTGCACAAACTGGAGGGCGAAGCAGTTCCTCGACCGTCTCGGTGGAAGCCAGCCACTCATTGAACTGACTTCTGTCGAATTCTTCAAACAGTGCAGCGAATTCCACGTCCATCCATCCCTCATCATTTCTATTGGGGTACTGGACGGACTCGTCGAAACGAGACCACCAATTACCGACTCCAAGTAATGATTTGGGGCGATAGGATGAGCGCAGTAGCACCCGCTTGCAGAAATCTCCAAGAACGGGAGTGTTTCCATCGGTAGCCACATATGACATGGCCTTTTCAACCAACTTTTGCTCAGGCTTGACGTTTTCAGGCAAGCGAACCGTTGTATGGAACTTCGAGAGCTGTCTCTTGACATCGCACATACTATTAGCATCACCAAACCACACGTTTGGTGAATAGTAGCGTGCCAAGAAATTGACCCCTCGAAATCCTCGCGGTACAGTAGAGGCTTCCAGCACAAGCCCGACGCGGTCAGCTGCCCATTGGTGACTGGAGATGCTGAGGTTAGCATCGACACCGTCGTCACCAAGGTGTAGTCCGATCGCGGCGAAGGCTTCCTCCGGCGTGTTGTAGCGTCCAGAGGGATGTCGCTGGTTTCTAAAGGCAAAGTAAGCTGTGAAGGACGCGCGTAGTGTCTGGAAAAGGCTTGTGGCGGAACAGCCTGATCCGTGTGAAGGTCCTTGATTGAATGTGGTTCCGTGGGGCAAATATCCGGTATTGTCGACATTTGTCTTCAGTAATTCATTCAATTTAGCGCGGTGATTTGCAAAGGCCTTCATGCAAATCGCCCGATCAACCTGGCGTAGAGTGTAGGTGATTGTGCCGTCCATTCGGTGGTAATCTGAGATGTTGACAAAGTCAGCATCTGAACAGATATCCACCATTCGGTTAGCAATCTCCAACGGATTCTTGCCTGGGCCATACCACGGAAACTTCTTGCAGTGGGCCGCAAGTGCAAGGGAAAATTGCGCCATGTCCAGCTTGTCTCCATCATTGTAAGTCGAGATATTACGCGGATCAGCGATCTTGGCGTATGCCTCGGCTTTGATGAAACACTTCAGGACTTTGGCTCGAAACCATCCCATGACGGCGGCCTTTGCTAAAGAAAGTCTCTGGGCAGCGCTTGTCTGTCGGGTAGCCACTTCCTCATAACAGACAGGTTCAAGGACCTCGCCCTGCATGATGAGCTCCACAAACTCATCGATGCACCGGTCACGAAACTTACAAGGTTTGGGTTCGGCTTTGCGGAGTGACTTAATCCGTCCCTCAACGCATTGCTCTTCTCCGGCCTTGTTCGCAATAGGTGCGAATGCTTCGTGCACAAGAGGTGACATGAATGCTTGCAGCTTGGGTTTCGCTTCCTGGTCGTAGTCAGCCGGAGCATATTGATACGCTCGAACGGCTTTCGCGACAGGAAACACGGTCAACGGACTGCGAGCCACTGTGGCACGATGAAATCGTGTCAGAATGACAGCCGCAGCCTTATCATCTTTGATCCAACTCGCAGTTGTTGGCATCATCAGATTAGTCGTTCCGAGTTTGGCGACGTTCGCAATCGCCTCATCCACCGCAACAGGCACTGTAGCACTTGAAAACGCCCCGGCAACTGACGTCGTGACGAGCGTCTGTCCGTCAGGTTGCGTGACGTTGAACCTAATGAATGGTACATCATTGGTTTGCACTACGGGATTGAAGCGAGATAGAGGCGGCGTCTCCATGAGCAACATGGCGAGCCAGCACCCGATTCCCACGAATTCCTTCATGGGTGCGAGCAAGACAAGTTGTCGATTTTCTCCAACTTGTTTGCGCTCGACTGAATAAGCGATAGATTTCCACGGTATCCCGCAGAAGCGCTTAGTCACTAGGACTGAGTCCATGCCATAGTTCCAAAGATGGTGGTAGTAGCTACCACCGCCGGCAACGACGGTTTGGATCGCACCATCCTCCATAAATCTGTAAGAGGTGTTGTCCACTGCCGTCTGAGCGGCTCTCTCGGGAACCATGGTGTAAAGGACCACGGGCTTAGCTTCTCTGGCGAGAAGGTCGGGCATGTCGACATAATAGTCGACGTCACAAAGGTACTGGATATCATCATGCTTAGGCTCGTCATTGCGATTCTCAGCATTGGCATCCTTGCACCAGAACCACTGGCGAGATCCACGATAGCTCTTCCTCTGGTCGGATCTGGACATCCCGACAATGAACACTGAGGCACCAGCATACTGGGCCATGTTCATGACAAAGTGGGTAGCTGCGGTTCTCAAGCCGGCGGCTTGGGCGTGCGTGTGACCAGCCACAGCTACTGGCGGGTCCACGACTAATGAACTAAAAGCGTCTCGAGCAAGATCCGACTCAATGGCGGGCTTGCGAGCGTATAGTTCGCACAGAGAAGACGCGAGTCCTCGCAATTCTTCTCTCTTCGTCACAACAGTGTAGGCCACATAACTCGTGGCACACACAATTAAAGCGCAATTACTTCGTTGGTTTAACGGCATCGGAGAGATTAG